ATGCAATTGATATTTCTGGTATACTTGCTAATATAAATGCACTCATAGTAGGATTATATGCTGCGCTTGGTGGTGATGCAATTGCTACTGACAATGATGCACTTACTAATGAATTTTATACCCGATTGCATACTGTATTAACAACAAAAAATATTTATGGTAGTAGTAAAAGAGCGGCAATTATTACTTCTATTGATGGCAGTACATTGGATTCACTTGTTTTAGAAAGAAAATTCCATAGGCTTTATACATGTACACCTCTAATAGAACCATTTAGTGAAAAATATGATGCTATCCAACCAAAAAGAATTGAAAATTCAAAGAATGTTAAAATTTCTTGTACAAGAGGCACAAGAGGTTATGCATTAGAGTATAAAAATTATGATTCTTCCAATTTTACAAAAATTAGAGATTATGAAGATAATACAAGATTTTTGCACATCACAGATGAAAATGCAAATAAGACAAATGGATATATTTCTATTGAGGGATTAGATCGATTTACTGATAAAAATGAATCCTCAGAGGTATTTAAAGGAAAATTATTATCTTTATTAGATTCTATTATTGCCAATGCATATTCATTATCGGATTGTTGTGATGAGGTATTAAAAGAATTAGGAGACACTCCAGTATATTTTGAAACATATGAAAACTCCATTGAAAATTATCAATTGCGAAATAATACTGAACAATTTATGCCATTGTCATTGTCTCTTTGGTTTTTAAATGATAATTGCTCATTATCACAATCGCATGAAATGGGTCCCACACATACATTATTTTCAGGCCATAATTTGGGCACAAATAACTTTAAGATGTTATATGGTACTCGTCAATTATTGGCGCGAAATATGGCGCTTACCTATGAAGAAATTCCGGGAGTAAAAACAATATTAAATCGACATAATTCCTCTGCAAGTGAAAAACCAATTGAGGAATCAAGATATCTACAATTTATTAATAGACTTGTTATTGGATTGAGATTTGTTGTAAATAGTCATGGATATAAAAGAATTGTTGCCTATAATTCTAGTGGAGTAAATGCTTCAGATAAAAATGATTGTGGGCTGTGGTTATTAGATGATAAATATCAATTTGTTGGGGACTCCTCTTTATACAATAAAGATACTGATATATTAGATTTAAGTAAAAAATTTCCATTAGTATCTAATACATTAAACTTTCAGGAGAGGACAACAAGTTTTGCCCTAAATGATGGCAAAATGAAGAAAGAATTAATCTTGCAAATTCTTGAGGATTCATTTCAAGATAATTCTGTTAATAAGATTATGAAAGCATTTTATATTAGTTCTGATGGTGAAAAGAAAATTAGTAGAAAATTAGAAAGAATTAAGGTCATTATTGATTCAAGTATTAACCCAATTAATGTACATGCACTTATGCAAGATATCCCATTAGCAAATGTGTATAACTATGCATATACTTTTGAAACTATGACGGCATCTATGTATGGGCTTTTAATGTCTCAAGTCCCACAACTAGATACAGAGATAGGTACAAAGAATGAACTTAAACGTACTATTTATGAATTTTTGAGATTATTAAGAGATCCATTTGCAAAAGTTAGCATAGCCAATTTTGACCATAGTGGAGGTTTTGGTAATATTTATAATCCATTGTTTAATATTTTTACTGGAGATGGGTCATTGGGTATGGGTAGGCCAAAATTTTTATCCGATCAATTATTTAATAAATGCTTGCTGAACAATATTTATCCCGATGTTACTGGTGACAATGAACCTAAGAGTAAAGGATATAATTCAAAGTATGATAAAACAAAAAGTGGTGATACAATATTAAGTTATTTAAAAGATTATAATTATGGAGACATACTAAGTAAAGATGCTACTAAGCATACCCATACTCCACTAGTTGTCCACAAAATTGCAAATGGGGATTTTACAATGGCGCCTTTTCAAAAGTTTTTGGCACTTACTGGTTTTACTCGTTTTAATACAAATGTTGTCCGAAATTTATTCTTTATTTCTAATGTGTTGCGTATTATTCGATTACAGATCAACCGTGAATTTACTCAGAATAGAAATATTTTGAAGAGCTCACACTTTGCCATTTCACCAAGTGTTACCGAATATGACATGATGGATACAAATGAAGCATTTGCATCTAAATATAGAGGCGCTAGAATGTTTAATGATAGCATCGAAAACTATGAAGAAGATGAAATCGAATAAAACTCATTGACATAGAGGTCGTCTATTTGAGTCGATATCACTGCGTAGAGGTCGCTATTTTAAATGTACATAATTAATTTTTATAATATTCTTTTTTTTTTGAAAAAAAATAATAAATGTGCCAAAACACATTTGCTCTTAGAATAATTTTTTAAAAAAATATAATCTTTATTATTAATAACTTATCCCCATATGTGAACAGTTAGCAAGCTTTCTAAACATTGACAAGCACCATCAAAAGACATATTTTGGATAGTGGTAGATTGTACACTAATACTATATATGTCTCTTGGGCAAAATTCAAAAATAATCTCATCACCTATTTCAGAAACAAATATAAATTTGTTTGGATCTTTAGTTGAGTATAATTTGACTTTTATTTTACATTCATGTAAAACATTGGCGATCCCAAGAGCAATATTAAAACTCATTTTTTAACTAAATATTTTTAATGTTTAAATATGCAACACTATAAATATAGTGATTTTGATCAAAATATGTGTAAAGCTTCAAAAAAATAAAAAAAATGCCCATTTTAGTTAAATTTATGAATATATAGCATCAATTTAGAACAATTTGATTGCTTCTTCTATGCTTTTTTTGTTTGGGGATTCATTGGGATTGCTCAAGTTTTCCACAATAATCTCCCATGCATCATTGGTGGTAACTTTGAATTGTTCATTTTTTGTGACAATTAGTGATATGCAATCACTACCTTGGGTTACACTAACACCTTTGTTTAGAAGGGCACTATGCAACTTCTCTAGTTGAGTGTTTGGAATATGCATTTTTACCCTTGTTTTTTATAGATATTTTTTATTTTCAAATATGATCAAAAAATAGTAATTAAAAAATAATTCTTATATTAAATTGCGGTGTAATTACTTTGTGCTTTTAGCAATAATACTCTTCTTTGTCTCTTCAATTTGGTCATTTTTTGCCTCACATGTAGCGTTAAATGGTATTTTAAGAGTTACCGAAACATCATACCCAAATGACACAAATATTGTGGTATCAGTGCCGTTAAACCCTTTGAACTCTATGACTGTAAATTCCATAGTCGCCCTTGCCTTTGATTTTTTAACTAAAGTATTTATAATGTTCAAATATACAAAGCTATAATTATAGCTATTATATAAATATGGCAATTTTTCAAAAAAAATAAAAAGTGCAATAATAACAAGTTTTTTATTTTTTGCATTTGACATAGTCGTTGGGGGTTGACTATGCTATAGGGGAAAATTCCTCTATAAATGCAATAAATAAAGGAATGGGGTGACAAAATTGTGTAATGGATGGTGGTATTGTCCTAACATAAAGAGAATTGAAATTGTTTATGTTTTTTTATATTATAATTGCTAGGATCAAATACGGGATGAATGAAGCACTATAGAATTGTGTGTGGGCGCCTTGCCAACTACGTGCTTGTCTGAGAAAAGAAGATGGACGCTTAAGCATTTGTTTTGTAAACTTCTCGGCGAATCTTGTCGTCGTAAAATGTCAAGTATATGACTTCTTGGCCAGTAATTGAGTCCTTAGCGCAATCTAGTACATACTTGAGCCCAAAACATGTATAAATGCTTCGTTTGGTTCGATCGGTTCCAAATGTCTCATCAAAGACATGACGGTAAACCATAGCGAAACGTTTTTTCTCAATATCAAGAATGATTTCTTTATTGAGATTTGTTGCGACTTTACGCACATCACATTCATTAATATTTTCATTCACACCTTGGACAAATGAGATTGCTTGCTTTGCCTGAAGAGAACGTTGCTTTGCCTGAAGAGAACATTGGTATCTTGCAGTATCTTCATCAATTGCAACACCATAACACCGCATGAGAGCGCCAATATAGTTTTGGACTTCTGAAATGTTAGACATTCTGGAAATCAAACTTTTAATTAGATCAAAGCTTGTCAAATTTGTCTAATGTATTTTTAATGTTCAAATATGCAACGCTATAAATATAGTGGTTTTGGCCAAAATAAGGGGGCAAACTGTATAATATACATAAAATGGAGTAAAATACTACTGTAAAATACTCTAAAAATACTATAAAAATACTATAAAAATGATATAATTAAATGTATAATATATAGTAATATATAGTATATAGTATAGTATATAGTATAATATAGAATGTCTGGGTTAAATGAGTTTCGAGAATTGGTATTGGAATCGGAGAGAAAAGTTCCCGAATTAAAGGTTTCGCCTTCATTGTTTATTGATAGGACGATTGCAATATATGGCCCCAGTAAGACGGGTAAGACTGTAATCATCAAGCACATTATGAAGACTGTAGATACATTTATTGAGCAAGTATTAATTATTGCCCCGAGCGAGCCATCCAATAGAGCCTATGAGGGGTTTGTAGAGTCGCCTTTTATTCACTATCGTTTATATTTGGCCGATCCAAAAAACCCCAAAAAAGATGATGGCGCAAAAGGCGCATTGCGTTTTCTAGAGGCGGTATGGAAACGCCAAGAAATGATGGCAGCCATTTATACCCGTGCAAATAGTATTGCGGTATTATTAGATCTATTTAATAAATTGCCCAAGGACACAAGAAAAGACGCAATGAAACACATTGATATAATTAATAAAAAGAAAAATCATATGGTGGAGAAAATAAAAAAACAATATATGAATGAACAAGGTCGCCGTGATGAAAAAATCAAAGAAATAAATGAAAAGTTTAAAAAAATGCTTACACTTCTATATAAGAAATATATCACTCCACATTATGACGAATTATATCGCCAAAAGCACTTAACCGAAGATGAAAAATATAGTTTGTATTATTTAAATTTTAACCCAAGGTTATTATTAATCTTTGATGATTGCGCGGCGCAATTAAAACCATTTTTTAATAAAGAAATATTTAGAATGTTATTCTATCAAAATCGACATAGTTTTATCACAGTGATTATTTCTTGTCAAGATGATACAGATCTCCCAACTAATTTGCGCAAAAATTCATTTATTAGTTTTTTTACCGAACCTATTGTTTGCACAAGTAATTTTGAAAGAAGCTCTAATCAATTCTCAAAACCAACTCGGGCATTTGTCGCAGAAATGGCGCCGGCATTGTTTAAAGGTCACAGAAAATTGGCATACATAAGAGAAGATGATACCCAACAACAATTTTATCATGTGCAATTTCCCTTCCCAAAAAAATTTAGATTTGGATCAAATGCATTGGCCGAACTATGCGATAGTGTCAAATGCGATGGGATCACTATGGATAAAGACAATCCATTCTATAATAGATTCAAAATATAATACCGATAAATTCAATAAATTGAATTTTCCACTTTTTCCACGCTGACCAAAAAACCACTTTTTACCGATGGACAAATTCAATATATTGAATTTTCCACACTGATCAAAAAATATATTGAATTTTCCACACATACTTATTATTTTTTTTATAATTCATTTTTTATAAAATGTATAATATATTGCATATAAAGTATAAAGTATAAACATGGATAAAAAAATGGATAAAGATAAGAATAAAGATAAAAAATGGACTTGGGATCGCCCAGTTGTTATTGTTGGTATTATTGGAGTAGTAATTGCTTTAATTGGAATTATAATTACAGTAATACTTACAACAACGCCAGTTAGTGCACAGGATTCTGGGTATTTATGTATATATGGAGTCGCAAAAAATGGAAATTGTAACCAACCTTGCAATTACCTAGTATCCGTAAATGATGATAATGGCGATTGTAAACCAATACACAATAAAAAAGGCGATGGTGGTGATGATGTATAAAACTCTTTTTGTTTCAAATTAAATTTGTCTAATAATTAAAATAAAGTATATTTGAATAATATAATATACATTAAAAGTGAAATGGATGCATTCCTTGATAATCTTAGGTCGATTGATCTCAAAAATTTATCTATATCATATTTAATGCCCATATCAGAATCAATTGTGGATTTTTTGATTGAGTGCAATGATAATCTCCATGATATGGATATGGAACAATTGGAGCAATATAAAGAATTATGTAACTATATTCTAACATTTATTTCAACTATTTTTGGCAAGGATAGTAAGATTAATAATGGATATCGTATGGAAAAAGATGAAAATTTAAGAAAAAAATTAAAAGATGCATTAAAAGAATTAAAAGATATATATATAAAATCTATTTATAAGAATGTAAATAAGATAATATCTCATATTAATAGAAAAATTGAGATTGAAAATTATAAGACAATATTATTTAGCGATCCAAAATATTTTGATATTCATTTTGTTGCAGAATTGGAAAGATGCAATCAATTGACAAAAACGGAGGATATTGCAGAATTGGAACGCATTGGGGGATTAGAACATATTGGAGGCTATCCATCTTTGGCAAAAATGGAAAATTGGCCAACTAATATATATGGGATGAATCTAACATTTATTGCACAATTTGTATATAATATAAATATACATAATGAAAAGATATTATATAGAGTATTTGCAGACTTGAAAGAGATTTCAGAATATTATACTTACATTCCGATTAAAATCACTGAAAAAACACAATTTATTACAAATATGAAATTAATTTATCCAGAAAGTGAATATCCAATAATACCAAAATATAAAATCAACAATTGGATTGAGCACAAAGTATTAAAGTCATATAGTGACATACATGACATACATGACATATCAATTACAAAAGAAGAATATGATCAAATAAATTTAAATTGCGCTAATATTGGATTTACAGTGATAAGATTTCCAACTAAAATGCCACCATCAATGGATTTAGATAAACTACCAATGTGTAATATTCCTTCGCATTTATTAGATAAAAAAAATGATGATAGATGTTATCATTTTTACCATCAAGGAAAATTTAAAATTGTTTGAGTTTTGAAACAATTTAAGGTTTAAAACAGTTTGAGTTTTGAATTTGTTTGAGTTTTGAATATACTAATTTATACTTTTTTTTTATAAAATTTACTATAATATATTGTTACATTTAGCATAAAATATGATCATTTTTTTTATATTACTTTTGATACTTATTGTATTAACCGCTTTTATTATCTGTATATTTAGCAAAAAATTCAAGTATACAGAAGATGATGAGTATTCATTAATTGCGGGTGGGGGGCATACTAAAGATAAAGATGATAATGACAGTAATTTTGTGACATTAGAAATTACCCTACCACATATAAAAAATGTAAACTTGGATGACAACTTGGGTGACAACTCGTACACAATTTGGGCAATTCCAATACATCAATATAAAAACCCATTACCCCCAAATATAAAGGATTCATTTTGGGCATTTTATCCATTGACACATTTTCAATCACTTATTTTTAGAAAACCATTACAATTAAATGAATATCATTTAAAAGTCATTGATAAAAATCCACAATTTAAACCTCTTATTGATGAATTACTAAAACTAACTAAATTAGATTTGTTTAAAATTCCATGTATTAATCTTGGAATATTTTCAAAATATAAACAATTTACATATCCAAAATTAAAATATCTACAAATTGGAAAAAACAATAGTGATTATGAATTACTAAAATTATATAGGCAAAAACATATATCCATTAGAGATAAATTTGAATATATTTTTCTTGATGATCAAAATTTATCTGAAAATTTAGAAGGTAATTTATCTGAGATAAATAATTTATCTGAAAATTTATCAAATAGTCATTTTGATATTGTATATTTTGATCTTATGTGTCATGTATTTTCCGATAATCAAAAAGTTGAATGTTATGCGGGTGTATTATTTCATACATTATTACATTTTGGGCAATTAATAAATTCAAAGAGTTTAGTTATTATACAAATAATGCATTATAATTCCCAATTTGTATTAGATATTATCACAATATTTCAACATATATTCGCAAAGGTAACTATTATTCGAACAATTATGAATTTAGATATATATCAAACAAGAAGTATTATATGTGAACATTTTGATCCAATAAAATTAGAAAAACTATTACCGGAATTACAAGCAATTTATAAAAAATTTTTGATCACAAAAAAACCAAGTTTAAGATTATTATCATCCGTGGATATAAAAAATTCAATAAAATTATTAACTGAAATTAGTGAAAAAATTGGAAATAATAGATTAGATCACATTAAAAAAACTGAACAATTAATGCATTTAGTATACTCAACCGAAAAAAATGAGATTAATTTAGAAAAATTAAAAATATTACAAGATTCGGAAAAAATAAAAGCAATTAAAATATTAAATTCATTGGAAATAAAACCAAACTTTACATTATTATTTTCCTCAAAAGATGTAGATAAATTTATGGAATATGATTATCCATTATCTGTCTGTGAATCAACATCAAATAAGGGAAATTTTTTTTCATTAGAGTTATTTGAATTATTAGAATCAGAATTGTTTTTACATAAGGCATATTTGCATAGAGTTGAATGGAAAAAATTTAAACATTTAGATACATTATTTCGGCGTACAAAAACATTAAAACAAATTATTAGAGATAAAAAATTAATACATAAAAGTTGGCAATTATCACAAGCGTTTTTCAAAATGATAGAAATTTTATATGAATGCAATTTATGCAATTTGCACAGTCAAAACCATTTACTTAGTCAAAATCATTCACTTGGGCAAATTACTCATATAAGTGCATTTCATATATGTGAAGCCCCCGGACAATTTATTAAAGCATGTCAAAAATATGTAGATGTTATGAATTCCAGAGGAGTTAAATTATCATATGAGTGGAATGCACAATCATTAAGGGCAACCGATAAAAACACCGCACTTGATGACGTTTATGGTTTTTTATCGGATCCACAAATGAAAGATAATTGGTTATATGGATCTGATAACACTGGAGATATTACCTCTTATGAAAATATATTAAACTATGAGCAAATTTCAAAATTAAAAAAGTATAATATTGTAACTTCTGATTGTGGGATTCAATTTGCCATATATGAATTTCAAGAAGAAGAGATTGAATACATTAATTATTCGCAATTTGTAACAATGTTGTTGTGTTTGCAAAAAGGTGGATCGTGTGCAATGAAGGTGTTTTTGCCACTAGCTCGACCAATGGCGTTATATATGGGACATTTATTGTTTGAATATTTTGAAGAGGTTATATATTTTAAACCAAGTTTAAATTTAACCAGTTCGGAAATATATTTAGTTGGCAAAGGCTATAAAACCATACCGGCAAATATTCGAGATGAAGTTTTAGCTTTGCAAAAAAATAAAATGAATATTTCAGAATTATTGCCAAAATTAAATAATGACAAAAATTATTTAACAAATATTGAAAAACATTATCATTTTTGCAATACATTAGTGTTTAATTCTATATCATGTATTAATAAATACTTATTTTTCTATTATTATATGGATGAAATGAACGGTATGGAAAAAAAATTAAAAACTGGATTATATTCCGTATCGGAAAAATGGATCAAAAAATACTTTTAAATATTATATTTGAGAGCATATTTGATTGCATATTATTATATATTGTAATTGTATATTGTATATTGTGCATTATTGTACTTGTATATTGTATACCTGTAATGTTTTGTTGTTTTAGGATATTGAGAAAAAAAATTCAAGATCAAAATGACATCATTCAAGATCAAAATGACACCATTCAAGACCAAAATGACATAATTCAAGACCAAAATGACATAATTCAAGACCAAAATGACATAATTCAAGAATACAAAATAAAAGAACAAAATAAAATAATTGAGAGAGTTGTTAATATTAAGACAGATCCAAAATATTATAGATTAATAAATAATATTAGTAATTTTAGAGAATTGTCTAATGAGGATAAACTATTTATAAAAACATTATCAAAACAAAATTTATTGGAATTAATTGATATATATAATACTCATATGCAAAATATAAATGAATGGCTAAATATGTACAATGGCGTAATACAATAAATTAAATTTATAGTAATATTATTTTTTAATTATTTTATTTATATAATATAAATGCAAAAATATAAAATACAATAGTTAAAAATGAGTTCAACCAAATCTAATTTAGAATTAAACTCGGAAACAACTCCTTTGGTGGAGAAATCAAGTAAAAGCGTAAGTGATAATAAATTAAGTCAATTCACATTAAGTGATAGTACTAAAAATTCAATTTCCATAGCTATGCTTGTGCTATTAGGAATTACACTTATAGTTGTACTTTGCTTTTGGATCAAAAATATAATAGATGTTAATCGAAGTAAAAACAACTGTAAAAATAATGGGCTTGCTCAAAATGGTATAAATTGTAATCAACCATGTAAAGCTGGAGATTATAATTTGGCCAATGGTGACTGTACAAGTTGCCCAAATGGAATTGCCGATAATAAATTAAATTGTAATCAAATATGCGATGATCCTAGTAACTCATATAATTTACCAAATGGAGATTGTACATATTGTGAATATGGCGTTACTATGAACAAAAAGGCATGTAAGCCTGAACCAATCACCCCCGCTGAACAAATTTACAAACAAAACTATAGGCACTATAACAGACAATAACAGACAATAACAGACAATAACATCCCAAAAATATATAAAAAATAACAATATTATATTTTTTTTAATTATAATTACACTTATATAAATTGAAAAATTATAAAAAAGGAGTATGATTGCATCACCCCATAAAAAAATACTACCTCATATAAATACAACATCTCATACACCATCTCATACAAAGATAAAAGATACAAATAATAAAGAAATACCTCATAGCGAAACAGATAAAGATATAAAAACAGATAAAGATACAAAAACAGATAAAGATACAAAAACAGATAAAGATATAAAAACAGATAAAGATAAAAAAAATATAAATAAAAAATGGTGTAATACATTGTGGTTCAAAATATTCATAGGATTTTTATGTTTAGTATGTGTTATTTTAATTGTACTTTGTATAGTTTATAAAGCAAAATCATCAAATGATTCGGATGATACAGACGACCCAGACGACCCAAAAATTGATTGCCCAAATGGTATCGCTGAGGATAAAATTAATTGCAATTCAACATGTAAACCCAATGCTGGGAATGTATTATATTATAATAATTTTAGTGGTCAATGTTTGACTAAATCTTGCCTATATGGCATTGCAGAGGATCAAAAGCATTGCAATAATAAATGTAAACATAATATTGGTAATGTATTATATTATAATAATTTAAGCGGTCAATGTTTAACTAAAACTTGCGCATATGGTATCGCCAAGGATAAAACACATTGCAAACAAAATTGTAAAAAAAACAATAATGGGGATACATTATATTATAATAATGATAGTGGACAATGTATAACAACACATTGTGAATATGGAATTGCACAAGATGGGTCATATTGCAATAAAAAATGCACTAATACAACATATAAACACTATGGTAGAAGATCAAATGGGGAATGCATTGTTACTAAATATTGTAAATATGGGTTTGATGATGATGGCAATTGTATAAAATGCCCAAAATATGGAGAATTTGATGATGTAAATAATATATGCACTTGCCCATATGGGCAAGCATCCAATGTGGATGAATTGTATTGCAATGAAGAATGTATAGATACAACATATAGGCATTATATAAATACAGAAAAAGGCAAGTGTAGTATGACCAAATTTTGTAAAAATGGGTTTGATGATAATAATATATGTATATGTAACCATGGAGAAATGAATGATAATGGCATATGTACTTGCCCAAATGGTATTGCCAAGAATAAAAATAATTGTAATGAAAAATGCGACCCAAATAATAATGATATAATATATCATAATGATGATAATGGCAAATGTATATCTACATATTGCCCAAATGGTATTGCACAAGATCAAAAACATTGTAATCAATCATGCGGAAATACTGATCATAGACATTATCAAAATTCTCCAAATGGTATGTGTATTGTTACTAAATATTGTAAATATGGGTTTACCGATGCCGGCAATGATTGTATGACATGCCCAAAATATGGCCAAATAGTTAATGAAAATGGAAGTTGTACTTGCCCAAATGGAGATGCCAGTGATCCTAACTTTTGCAATCAAAACTGTATAGATACAACATATAGGCATTATAAAAATACGCCAAAAGGCAAGTGTGTTGTATCCAAATATTGTAAAAATGGATTTGATGATAATAATACATGTATATGTAAATATGGAGAAATTAATTATGATAATGATGGTAATCCCACATGCAATTGCCCAAATGGTGAGGCAAAGATTGATGGTTATTGTAATGAAAAATGTAAAAATGGTAGATATGTAATAAATCAAAATAGTGATTACGGAAAATGTACACTTTTTAAAATATGCCCATATGGAGTTGATGGTGATAAATGCAATTTACCTATTAACCCACCTAACCCACCTAGTCCTAATCAGTGTGATAAAGCAAAATCTCGAAAAGTCATAGGTGGGGGCTGTTATCCATGTCAATTTGGGGCAACAATACATGGGCTAAGGTGTATGCATGCATAAAACTACTTTTAATTACAATAATATATTTGAATAATTACATTTATATACTATTATATAAACTGAGAAGAATGAATTTCCACAGCGTTGAAAATTTAAATTGCGCAGTTGAAAATTCAAATGGCCAAACCCAAGAATTTGTCAGTTCTCCATTTGTAATTGAAGCATATAGACTTTCATTAATAGATCAACGTGTACTATTACCATCTAATATGGAATATATATTTCCAGATGATAGGCCAACTGACGAGGGGGTACAAAACCCGCATGCAATTTATTTAAACAAACTCATTCACAATTTTTTGGAAAACGCTGGATTGTCATATGAGACACAGTCTGGCTCACTATTTATTGTAGACATAGGTAAAACAACATCTATGAATATTAAAATTTATTACGATCCTAGAGATTTAAAAAAATATGTAATTGAATTTCAATTGAAATATAATACAAATATTCATTTTTCTATTGATTTTATACTTCAAAAATTTAAGGAATATATTCCTGTTTACCAAGAACAACTTATTTGCTTTGATTCAATTACACAAGAATACATAGATCAATTAGATTTAGAATTTAAAAAACTTGAATCGATCCATTCTACGGGTAGCTTAGAATCTGCAACCATATCATTTTGCCGTGGTGCAGTATTTCCACAATTCCTCAATTTGGATTCATATACGCCAATTATTGACATTTTGAAAAAATTAAATATGTTGACGCTTACAACCGGCAATGTAATTGATTGTCTCATTAAACACCTTACAACTCTAACTAGACATAATAGATTTGTAGTTATTTATATATTAACCATTTTAGAGAAAATTATGATGTCAGATAAAAATGCATTTATTCACTATTTACAATATAATGGATTAATAGAGGAATTAAACCACAAACTTGACGCATTAATCCAAAATATTGATGAATTGGCATCAAACAGACATGGAGAAATCATTAATCCGATTCAATCAAATACACTATATTCAAACCATAAAGAGATCATGATTAATATTAAAAACAGTATTATTTAATTAGTAGGAATTATATAATTAGTAGTAATTATATAATTAGTAGTAATTTATGATCAACGGCTTTTTTGCATTTTTTTTTGTATTAGTATATAGGGAGATAATAGGTATAAATACAAACAATGGAACAAGTATTAATTAATGACAATTTTACATTTATGCATGCTGATAAAAGGTACAGTGGTAAGATTATTTATTGTAATAATACATTTTTTATAGTTTCCACACCAATAAAATACCATAGAATTGTATTTGCATTAGATAAAAATAATTATACAATTGAGTTAATTTTTATTACAAATATTCATGAAGTAAAACAAAAAATTCGAAAAAATAAAATACAATATTATAATAGTGATGAATATCAAAATAAATTATTGTCTGATGATATTCATTCAACAATAGATTATTTTACACCAATTTTAAATCTTTTTGTAACTAATTATTTGCAATTGCGCAAATCCGTTGATGATATATTTCTAAATTTAATGTATTTTTATTTAACAAATAATAATAGAACATACATTTTATGCCTATGTGCATTAAACAATGATATGAATAATTTTTATATTATACTAAATAGTATCAAAGTAAATGAAATAGATTTATTATATGCATTACAACATACTTTTGGATATTTACCAATGTCATTATATGAAGCATATAATAAACAACTATTATTTGAATATTTTAGACAGTTACAACACTTGAAATATATACCAGAATACAATTATTTAAATTATGGAGAATTTATAAATTTAATATATGGAATATTACAAACAATATAAAATAGATAAATTCAATTTTTCAAAGGAAAAAACTATATTTTCATAATTGAATATAAAGAAGTATAAAGTATATTAAAGCTATTTTTATAATAGAATTTTTTCAAAAAAATGGTAAATGGTATCGAGTATGCAAATACCGAGTATGCAAATACCGAGTATGCAAATATCGAGTATGCAAATACCGAGTATGCAAATATCGAGTATGCAAATACCATTATTCATTTGCAAAATAAATTATACGATGCCGAATGTGTAAATAGACAAAATATAAAAAAAATAAATATATTAATTCGATTATTAAATGCAAAGAGATTATCTAAAAGATTACATGAAAATTTGCAAAAATCCATGATAGATAAATTAAGAAAACAAAATACTGAAAATAGCATTATTATATATCTATTAGTATTATTTATACTTTTATCTATACCACTTTTTTATCTATTATAAAAACTTTTTATATTTTATTTTTTTATAATATATAATTGAAAAATGGGAAATAAAAGTAGTATCAAAAAAAGAGGAGGAGCATTGACATCAGATGATATTGTGCAAATTAATAGTTTAATTGATAGTAGGTTGCAAACATTTCATTTGATACCAATAGAAAAAACTGCAGTGGTATTGCCTAGTACAACTGAAATGGTATTGCCTAGTACAACTGAAGTGGTATCACCTAGTACAACTGCAGTTTTTGCCAAAGCAAATATATTAGAAAAAAAGATTCGAGATCCAATAATAGAAAATGAGGCATTTTTTACACAGGATCTTGCAACTCAAATAGCACAGAGAGATGCATATTCCGCCAAAAAATTAGAAAAATCTGATGTATATTTTCATATGGTTAAAATAACATCAGAAAATATAAACGCTTGGAAAGAATTTGAGAATAAAATAAAAGAAATAACTCCAATGCGTGGATTTGATAATTTAGATGGCCATGGTAATGGTATATGGTCTGGATTAGAATATTTTGTGATTAAAGAAAGAAAAGAAGATTTATTTGTAGCATATTCATCAAAAATTTTGAATAAAACAAACAATCCACCAGATTGGAAAGATGTTGAATGTATAGTTACCGTTATTGCTAAAGAAGGTGTTCCATATTTTACATATATGGGAATTTTTGCATTTTTACATACTTATGATGAAGATTTTTTTTATAAAAATAATAGAAAATCATATTTAGGCCAAGAATTAAAAAAATATTTAGAATCAATTAATTACAACTATCCAGCACATAAATATATATCTATGTATTTATTTACATTTATTGGAACACATATTAAGTATTTTTATGCCCAATGTCCAATTGCATTATTAACATCACCGGTAGAAACCATAAAAATTATATCCCAAAAAATATTTGATCCAATAAAGTTACCATTTGGATACGAAACACAGGATTCATACGATAATCGAATTAGCGGGGGGTCTAAAAAGGGTCAATATCTACAATTTGCTATGTATAACAATACAACTAATTTTAATGATTCTAATATTAATTCTTCTCGTGCTGTATTTTTTAAATTGACAAAAGATAAATTGCAAATTTCATGCCCATGGTATTGTAATATATTTCCTCCTTATCCAGAAAATACCACTGAATGCTATCGTGATGCATTAGCAATTGCTCGTTTTTTATATATCCCAGTATATAGTTTTGAAGAATTGGCTAAATTAGAAGAATATTATTTTGAAGATATTTTTTGATATTTTATTATTTTGATATTATTTTGATATTATTTTGATATTCTTTTGATATTCTTTTGATATTCTTTTGATATTCTTTTGATATTCTTTTGATATTCTTTTGATATTATTTTGATATTATTTTGAAGATATTTTTTGATATTCTATTATTATATTTGAAATAACATATTATATTTGAAATAACATATTATATATATTATAATGAACTCTCAATCTTTAGAGTCAATAATTAATAGCAAAGTAGCTTTTAAACAAATTAAGAATAAATTCAATAAATCAATTAAGAATTTTGATAAATATCGTATTAATAATGATTTTGAATATACATGGAAAAAAATAGATACTGGTCATTGGATTGTTGATAGTTCAACTGATATTACTTGTTGGATTTGTATTAGTCAAGCAAAACATTTTACATTGGATCAGAATGAATATATAAAAGAAGCATATTGTGATATATGTGTATTCAAAAATATGATAACTAAATTATACAAAAATATTGACAAATATAGGCTCAATAATGATTTTGAATACACATGGAAAAAAATAAATAATAATTGGATAGTTGACAGTTCAACCGATATTACTTGTTGGGTCTGTATTAGCCAAGCTAAGCATTTTATATTGGATGATAATGGGTATGTAACAGAGGCATATTGCAATGTATGTGTATTGAAAAATTGAGATTGGTCAAAAATTGAGATTGGTCAAAAATTGAGATTGGTCAAAAATTGAGATTGGTCAAAAATTAAAAATATATTATTTTTCTTTTTTTTTCTTTTAGTAGTTTTACTAAAACATCACCATGGCAAGCCAATGGTTTACACCAACAACCAAGAATTTTGCCATCTAATTCATCCAATTGATCATATATTTTAAATTGTTTATATTTTATATTAATATATTTTAAATTGATTTATTTTAAATTGATATATTCAAATATTATATAAATTATAATGATTTATTAATTACCCCTTACCACTTACCACAATAAATATATAATAGGGGGTGATGAATAACATAGCTATAAATAGAATCACAAAATATATGATGCTAATAAATAGTACCCATACACCCCATATGATATAATATATTAATAAAATAATAAATACAGTGATGCCCCACAATGAACATATATTTGGCATGGGCTCAATTTTTAAATCTGGAGGAATAAATGAATTATACCGTGTTGTAATTTGATTTGTTTTATCTGTGCGGTCTTTGCCATGGAAAGTAAATTCAGTTGATGAAATGTAATTACACTAGTGGTTGTGTGAATTAGTCTCTACATTAGTCTCTACATCAATGGCTATTTGAGAACTATCGTCTTCAATAGTATCAACTTCAGTCATTATTTGAGGAGTATTCACTTCAGGCATTAGTTATTGCCTTGAAATTTGTAAATAGTATTTTAAATTTGTAAATAGTATTTACAAATATTCAAATAGTATTTTAAATATTAAAATATAGATAAAATTCAATTTAGCAAATATATAGTCTTCATAGAATTTAGAAGATTAAAAACTATAGAGACTTATATCAAAAAAAATGGTAATAAATACTAAGTGAATTTATTTAATTAATGTCATATTTGACAACTCTTTTAAATATCTCTTAGAGCATGTTTCCACTAATAAACCATTAGCGTAAATGCCATAATTCATAAAATAGTCTTCATTTTCAAGAGCTAAATGATAAATAGTATATGTTCCCGTCTTTTCATATACAGAAGCAAGAGGTTCTGCACATGCAGGGAGTCTGTATTTATTATCAGTTATATATATTTTTTTATTTACCTCTATTACTTTTTCTTTTTGTTCTTCATTCATGAAATCATCTACTAAAATAGAGTGACAACCTGTAATTATAAGAGGCTCAAAGATTTCATCAAAATTATCTTTAGTTAATTTATATAATTGATCTTTAATCCTTTCGTTTAAAGCTGGATGATATATTTCTCTTTTTCCAATCATATCAATTGGCTTAAAATTATGCCTCAAAGTTTTGACTAAATCTCCTTTACGTAAATCTTGAATGGGCTTATATCCTTTATTTGTTAAAATTTTTGAATCTTCTAAAAAACATGGAATATTTGTTTGTTCGTAAACCGTTATTCTATAATTAATATCAACACTACCATCAGTATTTTGTAAATTTATAATTTTATTTCCACTTGTCGTAAACATTAAATTTGGATAATTTAATGTAGTTTGAGTAGTATTATCATACGAGATATTAATTGAAGAAGGGGATAAATCATTTGATGATAAAGTAAAACTATCGGGCGATAGATAAAATATATCCAAATTTGTTGTATTTACAATAAATGTAAAATTGATATTTTTATAAATTGTATCAGATGATATACTTGCATCACTGAATAACCAATTATTAGGAGACGTAGATAACGTATTATGACCATTAAATCCATTAGGTGAATATACAAGTCCACTTCCAATGAATAGCACATTTGGTTGTATTTGTAATAGAGACCAATTATTTAAAATATTATTATAATTAGAAATTGACAAGCCACTATTATCAAATATACTAGAGATATCTGTAACTGATGAAATATCCCAAATACTTAAATCTTGATTAAATGAACTTGCTTCTGAAAACATACAAATCATATTTGTAACTGATGAAACATCCCAACCACTTATATCTTGATTAAATGAAATTGCCTTATTAAACATAATACCCATAGTTTGTACATTACTCGTATTTACACCCCAAGTTAATCCATTACCAGCATTATTAAAATTAGTAGCATTGTTGAACATACTACTCATATCTGTAACTGATGAAATATCCCACGCACTTATATCTTGATTAAATGAACTTGCCAGGAAAAACATACTACCCATAGCTTGTACATTACTTGTATTTGCACCCCAAGTTAATCCACTACCACCATTGTTAAAATTAGTAGCCTGGGCAAACATACTACTCATATCCGTAACTGATGAAACGTCCCAACTACTTATATCTTGATTAAATGAACTTGCCATATTAAACATAAAAGACATATTTGTAACTGATAAAACATCCCAGCTACCTATATCCTGATTAAATGAACTTGCATTATTAAACATATAATACATATTTGTAACTGATGAAACATCCCAACTACTTATATCTTGATTAAATAAATTCGCCCCCATAAACATATAAGACATATCCAGTACTTGTTGCGTACCTGTGCCTAAATTCCAAGTTAATGCATAACCACCATTATTAAAATTTAGTGCAAAATAAAACATACCATTCATATTTGTAACTGATGAAACATCCCAATTACTTATATCTTGATTAAATGATCTTGCACTATTAAACATATTATACATATTTGTAACTAATGAAACCTTCCAGCCGCCTATATCTTGATTAAATGATTTTGCGCCAGTAAACATGCCAGTCATATTTAATACATTTTGAGTACTTGTACCCGAATTCCAAGTTAATGGATTTCCACCATTATTAAAACTTAATGTGCTCGCAAACATATAAGACATATTTGTAACTGATGAAACATCCCAATCACCTATATCTTGATTAAATGAATTTGCGCCAGTAAACATATAAGACATATTTGTAACTGATGAAACATCCCAATCACTTATATCTTGATTAAATGAATTTGCGCCTTCAAACATATTTTTCATATCTATAATTCCAGTAGGTAATGTGGTTGGTACTTGCACTAATGATCTGCAATTGCAAAATGCATATCTTAATGCTGTTAATCCAATAGTACCAAAATTAGTACATCTAATTAAATAAATAGCTCCATTTGGAGAGTCACTACCACCATTTGGTTGATAATTCATATTAGTTATACCACTACCATCTATTGTTACAGTATATGAACCAGAAGATGTATAACTATGATATCTAAGTGTATCAGAAGTACCATCACCCCAATCAATCAAACTTACCGTACCATTAAATATTGGTAAATGTAATGTAAAATTATTTACTGTAAGATTATATTCTAGTATCAATGACGACATATTATTATAAAATTTATATTATTATAAAATTTATATTATTATAAAATTTATATATTATAAAATTTATATATTATAAAATTTATAGCAAAAAAAATATTAAAATGCCTATTATGTGTCATTACCACTCATCCAATACCGTATCTAAATCGGCATCATCGCCCAAATGTTCAATTAAATAATTTGGATCATATTTTTTTACAATTTTTGGCTCTCTTATTCTTTCCCATAAGTATTTTCTAAATTGAGCTCTAAACTTAATGCAATAATATAAATGGCAAAAATTATTAATTGTATTTATATTTTTCTTTAATATGGCCAAATCCTCATGAAAAACTATATTATATATTGGATTATTACCAAAATCAATTTTTTCTAATGTTTCTGGCAATGGTTGCAAAGTTATTAATTCATTATCAGAACAACTTAATTCCTCTAATTTTTCTGGTAATATGGGTAACTCTATTATTTTATTATGATTACAAAATAAATCTATTAAATTTTTTGATAATGGTGGCAAAGATGTTAAATTATTATCACCACAATATAATTTTTTTAAATTTTCAGGCAATGTAAAAATATATGTCAATTTATTACTAGAGCAACTTAATTTTTTTAATTTTTCTGGCAATATGGGTAAATATATTATTTTATTATGATCACATGCTAAATATATTAAATTTCTTGGCAATGGAGGCAAATGTGCTAAATTATTCATTACACAAGATATTTCAATTAATGTGTCGGGTAATGCGGGTAAGGAATTTAATGCATTATAAGAACAGCTTAACTCCTCTAATGTTTTAGGTAATATGGGTAAAGTTTTCAATTTATTATTGGAACACCTTAATATTTTTAAATTTGTAAATCTAGTTAAATCTGGTAAATAACTAATATTTTTATAATTAATATTAATTTCTAAAATGTCTTTGGGCAAAGAATCTATATAATTTTCAATGTCAAATGTCATTGTTTTTTCAACAAAAAACTTTTTTATCAAAAGTTTACAAAAAAGAATTAAAATTATAGTTAAATATTTAATTATAATATTCAAATATAATTTGCAAATTTTATAATAAAAAAGGTGAAATGAATGGCGCAAGTGATACGACTAAAGGGGGGCTAATGACTGAAACAGATCAAAGGGAAGTATCTGTTCAAATGATGGCTCCAGTAATGGAGAGATTAAATGACCAATTTATTCCAAGTATGTATGATGTAAAAACATTTATTGAATTAAAATTAAAGTATGGTAAAATATTTGAAGAATCAGATTTATTTCAAATTACCTATTATGGTGATGATATGTATAGACTTACATATTACAATAAAGATCAAATCATTGCTAAAAAAACTTGGACTTCCTAACAATCTAAAAAGCATCACTTTTAATTAATATATAATAGTCTCTTATACAGACGACTTTAATAAATTGAATTTTTTTTTGATATTTTATGAAGATGCGTAATAATTTATATAAAAATCATTGCATGGGATACAGTAAAATTAAATAGCATATTGCATTAAAATATCTTTTGAAATATATTTTAGAGCAAGTTCATTGGTTGATTCTGGTATTATTTTAGGAGCCTTGCCTTCTTTATATGCTTGAATCCATCTTGATATGCATAAACACCATTTATCGCCAGATACTAACCCTTTAAATGATCTCGATGGTGTGATTAAATCATTTCCTTTTGATTTTGTAAATTGCAAAAAATCATCATCTACAATTGCGCAAATTATATGAGTTCCAATATCTTTAACATTACTAAAACACATACCATCTCTATTAAATCCAGTCGCATCACAGCATTTAATTAATTCAGTCCCTAATATATTTTTTTGAAAAATATTGTTTACATAATTATTTTTTTGAGTATCTTTTTTGGTTAAAAAAGCATTACATAAAAGTATAATCAAAAGAATTAAAATAATGATTAAAATAATAATTAAAATAATAATTAAATACATTTTATATTATATTTTTATACTATATTTTTTATGATTTTATTACATTTGAATATAACTATTTGAATATATATATATCAAAGGCAATGTCTGTAGTCAATATTAAAAAAAAAGAATTAAACAAGAATGGATATAAAGATTTTGAAGATTGGAATGCAAATTCAGATCACATTTATATTGGTAGAAATATGTGCGCTTATGTCCCTGGAACAATAGGAAGTAAATGGAAAAATCCATTTTCTTTAAAATACTTTTTAAAAAAAAGTATATCAAAAAAAAATACAAAATATACATTAAAAACCGCATTAGAAAAATATGAAGATCATGTAAGAAATACACCATCATTATACAATAGTTTGGGTGAATTAGAAGGCAAAGTCCTTGGTTGTTGGTGTAAGCCCTCACAGTGCCATGGTGATATTTTATTAAAACTTTTGAAGGAAAAAAATTAAAATATTATATTTATTTAATATATAATTATTTATAATGCCACCAAAAAAAGTAAATAAATCTCTATATGAAGATACACACCCCAAAACCTCAACAAAGGGTACAGGATTTAAAGATAAACAAAAAGCATTAGATACCCTACGAATTATTAAAAACAGGAATATAATATATCAAAAACAAGTTGTAACCACTATGTATAATCGGGCTAAATATCATCTTTACCAAACACCATCAATGAGAGAAGCAATGAAAATTTTTAGTAAATGGTTGGCAAAAGTTAAAAAACTAAAAGTGAAAAAATATAAATAAGTGTTTTTTGGGCAACGTGAAAAATTCAATTTGTCTAACTATCTTGATCAATATTATCTTTTATAGCATTATCTAATATTTTTTTTTGTAGTTTTTCGATATCAGATTTATTGGCTTCTAATAAAACACTCAATCCAAATTCAGAATTTTTTAATATTTCAGAAATATTATGCCAATACATTTGCGGTAATGTATTTAGGGTTTCTTTAATTTGATCACCTTGAACATCATATTTTAGCATACTCCGTGGTATTATTAAATTAAATTTAATTTTTTCAACCATTTCTACTATAATTTTAAATAATTCTCGATTAACAGATTCTAATGTTTTCACCCTCCAATCCCCATCATCATATACTTTTGCAATATTTTTTTTGTGCAAATATGCATTTTTATTATTTATATCGGAATATACATTATTAGCAATTTCTAAAAGCCCTAATGATATTAATTTATTATTTTTTTCAGAATTTTCTAATTTTCTCTTTTCAGATTCAGGTAATTTTGCATATTCAGATGCAGCGGATAATTCTTTTAAAAATGCGTTTAATATGTGATCTTTTATAATATTAGTATCCAAAAATGAATTAATATGTATATGATTTGTTATATTATTTATTGTATTATTACAATTTGTATTATTAGTTATAATTGCTTTTTTACTTGTTTTTAAACTATCTAATTCTTTTTTTAGCTCATTTACAGTATTTGTTAATATTTCAATTTTATGATCTGGTGTATTTTTCTTATTTTGTATAATTGGACAAGTATTTGAAATATGGTTTTTTAATGTCTGATTTGTTGTAAAACATTTATTACACTCAATACATTGAAAATTTGTTGTTTTTATTGTTGAATTTGGTAGTAAGCATGGTGTTTTCTTATTCATATGCCTTTTTAAACTATTATTTGTAGTGAATGTTTTATTGCAAATAGCACATGTATAGCTCATATTATGAATATGTTCAGCAATTTTCTTAATTTTTTATGAATTGTTCAGCATTTATATTAATTTATTATGTATATATGGCAATATATATTTAATATAATATAATATTGATATTATCACTTAAGAAAAATGTTGAATATAATAGTTGAGTAAAATTTTATATATATTTTTCATATCTCAAAAAATTTGAACTTAAAAAAAATTTAGCTATAAAAAATTATATATATCTGAATATTAGACCAAAATAATTATTTAATTTTTTTAATATCTATCTAGAAATAATTATCTGAATAAAGTAGATCTTGACCAACTACATTTAAAAGATGCCGTAAACCGCCTAGCATCAAAATTTCCCTGAAAGTGACATTCTTCAGTAGTTTGGCTAATATTTGGTACCTGTAACTCTTGATGCATTTCTTCTCTTGTATTATTATTTTGTTGTTGCCATTGCTCTAATCTCATATTTGCACGCATTCTATTAACTGCTATAGTAAGGCCATACATATTTACACTATAAGCAAATATCTCTTCATGTTCACGAAGATATCGATAAAATGCATAATCAGAGTCATAAAATCTCAGTATTTCTTCTGATATATTATATTGAGTTGACTGCATACGATTTACAGCGATGGCACCTATTGCTCCTATAGCCAAAACACCAGTGGCAACTGCAGCCCCTTCTATAGTCAAAACACCAGTGGCAACTGCAGCGGCTACTTGAAATGCTGACATTTTTATTATATGATATTTATATTCAAATATATTGTTTTGGTAAATCTTTTTTAAAAGGTTATATTTGAAATATATTATAAATTAGTTAAACTTATAGCAATTTATTTTGTTTAAAATATGTCACTTAGTTCTCTAAATGGTATATTAATTAATCGTAAATTTTTAGAATATTATAAAATTGATCTTCATTTATCAGTATCTAAAATAGATAAAATTGAAGAATTATTAGAAAAATATAACATACACATAAATAGAATGAAAGGATTACAAATAAAACATCATACCCATATTTTATATATGGATAAAAAAATACAAGAATTACAAAAAGAATGTTATCAAAATAATAAAACAATAAAAAAATTAATAGAAAAAAATTCTAAATTAGAAAATAGTAATTTACAGTTAATGCAATTTTATACAACATTGCAAGAACAATGTAATAGATATTTAATGACACATGAAGAAATATTATATAAATTAGAAGAATTAACAAAAAAAATGAATACCTTAGAAACTAAATATCAAGAATTAGAAAAATATAGGATAGATTATGTTTTTGCAATGGAAGAATTAAAAAATAAAATATTTAATGAATCTGAATCTAATTTTTAATTTAAAAATATTTAAATATAAGTACAATCCAAATAACATGAAAGCTAAATATAATTAAGCTAGTCATTAGTAATAATATTGTAATACATCTATTTATATCACTCACTGAGGCAATTGCAATAATTGCGATAAATGCAAGTAATGAATACACAATACCATTACAAAAGAAATATAATTCGACAAAAAAGCATGGTGTATATTGATTTGCCTCAATGGCTTGTATTCCATAATAGAAATCAATAAATATTGGCGGTACCATAAAATTCAAGATAATAACAATTAATATAAATTTAAAACAAATGTTAAAATCCATTTGATCTATAATTGCTGTTTGTATTAAAAGTGATGCTTGGTCATTTGGTGGCAATTCTGCCAATTCAATATCTGGAATTGAATCTGTTGATTGCCTTCTTTCTTCCATCTTTTGATATACTTTTTTATAAAAAAAGTATTATATTCAAATATATTAAAAATTAGATTCATCTAATATTTTAACCCTTTCTCGCAATTTTGTATTTTCTATTTCTAATACATTGCATTTTTTTTCTAGTGCATCATTTTTTTCTCCTAAATATTTATTATTTTTTTCTAATTCTATAACTGTATCAATTAAGGCTTCATTTTTTTCTTCTAAATCTTCATTTTTTTCTTTTAAATCTATAATTATATTTTCTTTTAATTTTATAATTGTATTTTCTAAATCTTCATTTTTTTCATCACTACTCTTATCTTTTTCACTACATTTGAATTCATCTTCTTCATCTTCATCATCTTCATCATCTTCTTCATCATCTTCTTCATCTTCATCATCTTCATCATCTTCTTCATCTTCATCTTTTTCTTCAGTGGAATTAAATAATATTATTTTAATGGCATATTTTAATGGTTTATTTATTTTATTAATTGTCTGAATTAATATATTTTTATCTAATGGTTTATAACAATTATTAAACTTTCTATCAACAATATTTTTTTTAATAGATCTTATATCTTGACATCGGATTATATTTAATAAATATTTATTAAATAAAATACAGGAATAGTAATAGTCCTCATATTCTAATAGAAAATGTAATGCCCTATAATCTTCTAATGTTATTAATTTATCTGTAATGTCTTTTGTAAAAATTTTCTCAATTGTAGATTCTGCATTTCCCATTTTTTTTTGATATACTTTTGAATTTGTCAAATATTATATAAAAAAAATATAATATTCAAATGTAGAAAAATTTACTATTATTTTTCTAATACTGCATTTAATATTTCAAATATTAAATCTAATGTATTCATAATATTATCATATGTGGTATAATCAACTTTTTCAAAGATGCTATCAACTGAATTAAATGTTTTAAATGTTCTAGATAAGTATATATATTGAATTTTTCTACCTGATTGATCAATGATAGAAGATTTTAATACTTTCCAATCCGTACAAATTATTTTTGTATAAAGAGGTTCTCCATTAATAGCAAAGTTTGTAATCATAAAATTTGTGATGGCTCTTGAAATTAATATTAAGTTATTGTCATATTCATTTGAGTATACAATAAATTTTGGTAAAAACTGTAAAAATACTGTTGATTCAATTTCATGTCCTCCTAATAAATCAGTAAATATTTCAATTAATTTTTTCATATAACAAAATTTATTTGATGGATCAAATTGAGATATAATATCTGAAATATAAATAATACTATCCATATCTTCTGATAATGTATTCTCAATCGATCCAGTAAAAATATCTATAAAGTCATCATCGGAATATTCATCATCTTCTTCATTAAAAAATGCTTTATGTAATTCTATAAAAATGTCACTATTAAATTTTACTTTAAACTGATCTATAAGTAATTCAATTCTAGTATTTGATAGTTCAGAACTTGCACCCTCTAATGGATTGAATTTACATACATTTTTTAACATCGCATAATAATCATTAATTTTGCCAAGAATTGTATCAATAATATCAATATGTGATTCTGAAAAACTAGCAATTAAATGCTTATTTAATTTTACATTTATAATTTCTAAATTATCCAATAAATATTGTGGAATTGGTAATTCTGTATATTGATTAGCTTTTTGAATTCTTGTATTAATTTTTCTAATTTCTTCTCTCATTATATCAAAATCAATACGACGAATATCTTGCAATTTTACAAGATCGGCATTAATATGATAAAATACAATTTCTGAATAATTTCTTAGTATTTTATCTAAAGAATGAATAAATTGATTATATCCAGTATTTTTTATCCAATCACCAAATATAGGAGAATTAGTTAATTCAGATACATATTCTCTTTTTGCCGTAATAGTAGAATAATCTTTTAATCCTTTTTTTCCAAGTTCTTCTGAAATAATATTATTTAAATGTTCTTCTTCAATAGTGGTAATATCATTTTGAACACTTCTATAGATATATAATTTTTGCGAACATAATGGAGAAAATGATACTTTATCATGTATTGGAGAACAATATTTATGTATTGCCTCTTCAATTCTCTTATATAATTCATCCAATTCTTCATCTTCTAATGTGATATTATCACCATTAATAATAATGTTATCACATTTATTAATTAATATATGAAGATATCCATGATTATTTTGTTGAATTTGCTCAACTATAAATTTTAATATATTAATTTCATCTGTGGTATTTAGCCCAGAATTAATATCAAATACAACTAGATAAATATCTATTGTTGGTGATATTTTTTTAACATAGTCATAATATAAAGTATCACCGGCGCAATTTAAGCCTGGCATATCTAAAATTGAATATGTCGCCGTAATGTCTGGCAATTGAATAAAATCTTGAATTGGATTAATATTATAAATTAATTCAGTAAAATGTTGCTCTGGGTCAAATGTGCCAGCTTCTCTAAGTTTTAATATTTCTTCATTAAAAAATTTATTATTTTGATATATTCCCTGAATTGTATGAATTTCACCCTCATTTACTATTTGATAAATTTGAGGCAACATTGTTAATTTTTTCCTTGCCATACCACTGCATTTATTTGACATTAATGCATTAAAGAATGTGGTTTTACCTGCAGATACGGGGCCAAAAATAGCAAGTTTGATATTTTCAGTCATTGTTTTTGGTAAAGATTAGTAGTTTTTAGTTATAATATTGCTAAATTCAAATATATTTGAATATAATATGTATATATTATATAGCAGATAATCCAATTTTAAAATGTCTGTGTCTAACTTATTGGATTATTCTAACCGTCTTGATGTGATATTACCAACATTAGAGCATCATAAACAAATATGTTATTATGTTAGTACTTCTGATCAATTTAATATTATAGATGCATTTACTACATTAGTAGATATACAATATTATATATTTAATATGAATATTTCAATTGAAAGAATTAAAAATGTAATTAATGATAAAAAATATTGGTTATTTTATATTGCACCAAATACTTATACAAATTCATTAACATTAAAACAATTTTTTAGATGTATTAATGATGATTTTTCAGAATATAAAATTCGCACAAAAGGATTAACATATAAATACAATTTATTTTATAGTGGAAAAAAATTTAAAGGAAATATATTAGATCATTTAGGTGAATTTATTGATGGTGTTAGTCCACATAGGCCACCAATTGATATAGGATATTTAAAATGTTACAGAAGAGATATTATAAAAGGATCAACAACTGATATGGATTTTAGGGAATTACCTATGAAAGATTTTCATACTTGGCTAAAAATATTAGAACTGCCATTTTCTGAAAAATCAAAAGCATTTAATTCATATAAAACGGAATTTACAAAAGAATGGTGTGATTATCAAAAAATAAATAAAAAAACAGTTCAGGTTTCCTATCAAAATACAAAAAAAACTATCCCACCACAATTAAATAAATTGGCATCATCACAAACAAAAAAAGATGCTATACCAGTAAAATGCAATCAAGATAATATCTTAGAAGATGCGTTAAATCAAATTAAAACTTTAAAAGAAGAAATTGAATCATTAGAAAGAATGCATTTCATTGAATGCACGTCATATGCAGAAACTATTGAAACATTGCAAAAAAAATGTATTGAATTGGAAAATGCAAATGTAGCACTAGTAGAAACATGCACCACATTAGAAATTGCAAATGCAAAATTAGTAGAAAGAACTAAAATATTAGATGAGTCTAATTTCTAGATAAATAAAATTTATAATTTAATTTATTTTTCACTCATTTAATGCTCTTAAAAATTAGATTCATCTAATATTTTAGTTCTTTCTTTTAATTTCATATTTTCTATTTCTAATATATTACATTTTTTTTGCAATGTTTCAATGGTTTCTACATGCAATATTTCTTGTTTTGTATAATTTTCTTTTAAATCTTTACATAAATAATAAAGTTTATAAATAAGAACATTTTTTATATTTGCACGAGAATTATCTCTTATTAATAATAATTTATCAATATTTGTAGTAGATTCACGATGAGTTGTAGTAGACTTATATATTAATGAATATCCATCAATAGAAGATAAATAATCTTCAAAGTTATATATTGTATTAATACACAATTGAGAAATTTCATGTGGCAATATTTGCGATTCTGGAAAACTCCGAAACCGTGTTGTTGAATTCCATTCTTCTAAATATTTTGAAAAAATAGATATATTAAAAATATCTTCATATATAATATTTATAGGCTCAATTCCATATAAATCTATAATAATACGATTATTAAATAAATTTTCTTCAATGGTAAATATAATATATAAATGAGACCTTTTATCTCGTATAAGACGCGCCTCCCAATTTGGTCCCCTAAATAATGTTTTTTTCCAAATTCTAAATATTATTTTTTTTTTAAATACTAAAATATCAATATACTCAGCGCTAGTAGAATCTGCCCAATTATCATATCGGGTGTCTTCATAAGCAAATAATCCCGGTGAGTTATATAAATAATGTGGAATAATTGCAAAACAATCATCATCTTCAAGTTCACAATAATAGTTATCAAATGACATCTTTTATAAATAAAAAGTATTATTTTCAAATATATTGTTTTGGTAAATCTTTTTTATATATTAAAAAAGTTATATTTGAATATTATAACATTTTTAATATAAAATGTCTTATATTTCGAATTACCATTCTTCATCTTATTCTTATTCTTCATCTTATTCTTCTTTTGAAATTAAAATATCAATTCATGTATTATTTTCAATACAAATTACAAATAAATTACCAACTATAGATCATTATGCATTGCTTTATTATTATGATTGTATTCATGGTGCCAGATTTGAAAGAAATCAATCTATAGAAATTTTAGATAATCCAAATAAAGCAAAAAAATTGTTAGCAAATAAATATTTAAAAAAAATATTTACCAATTATTTTTGTTTACAATTATTTGGAAAAGATAATAATATTATTATTGAACAATTAAATGAATATGATGGTAATATTGAACAATTAAATATTATCATTCCAGAAAAAGATAGATCTAGTATAATAAATGAGTTTAAGTCAAGATTAGAAAATGATATTTTATATTTAGAAAAATGGCCGTTAAAATTAGATGGATTTGCATATGTACTTGGTGATAATTTAGATTTATTAAATTGTATTGAATTAATATATAATGGAAGTAATGAAATTAAGTTTAACATTTTTTATGAATATAAAAATAATACCATTAGCAAAAAAATATTAGATATTGCACAAATGTTATTAAATGATATTAATTTAGCACATGATAATAATATAGCTGAGTTAGTAGAATATGAATTAGAATCAGATACAACAATTGAAGAAAACAGGGGTGAGGAATTTGAATGTGCAATTAAAATATATAATGAAGGAATAATAGTAAGTGATGAATTTACATATAATATGGAGTTTATAAATAAAATGTTAAATATTTTAATAAAATTAAGTATGTATGATCCAAGGGGGGCTCAATATTGTATTACAGGAGAAGAATATCAAACTACTCGCAAATTAATAGATGAGTTTAAAAAAATGCAATATTTAATGGTAATATATAAAAAATATTCAAAATTAAAAAAAGAAAATGCAAAATTAGTAGAAAGAACTAAAATATTAGATGAGTCTAATTTCTAGATAAAGTATAATTTTTAAAAATTAGAATTTGATACTTGCTTCATTGAATCAATACTTTTACATAATAATTTAAGTTCTTTTGAAATATCTTCTATATGAGTATTTGCAATTGCATTTTTTTCTAATTCTCTATTTGCCATTTCTAATGTTAAGCATTTTTTTTGCAAATCTTCAATACTTTTTACATATGATGTGCATTTTTCTTTATATTCTAAAATATCTATTCTTATTTGTTCTGTTTCTTCTGTGTAGGTATCTTTTATGCGCATTTCAGTTTGCATTTTGGCCATTTTATCTTCAAGTGTGGCATAATGCATTTCTTTTTTTGTATTCTTTTCTCTTAAATCTTTACATAAATGATATAATTTATAAATAACTGTATTAAAAATATTTTTGCGATCTACTAATAAAATATGTGATTCTTCATAAATATTATTAGGTGTAGTAGGACTTAATAATATAATATCGAATTGAGAATTACTTATTCTAATATCTTTATTTTTTATTTTAATTAATTGATTTAATTCATGAATTGTTGAAGGATGATTAATAATATAATCCTCAAAACTATATTTTTTTAAATTGCTTTCTACACAATGATTTGCAATTGGTGTGTTAATAATAGGTTGTTTATTTAAATACTCAGAATATATTTTTATTTTCCATATATTGCTATAATTTATTTTAATAATATTAATTCCATATAAACCAACAATAATACTATTATTGAATATATTATTTTCTATATTAAATGTGCAGTATGAATAATTTGTTTTTATACCTCCAGATTGTGAATATTGACCGCGTGCTATGTGATTGTGTATATTAAAAGTTCTAAAAATAAGTTTATTACTAAAAACTAAAATATCAATATAAATATACACATCTGTTGCAGACCAGCAATAATTTGCATTGACGTGACTAGCCGAGCCTACCGTTTCATGTGAATGGTATGGAATAATTGCAAAACAATCATCATCTTCAAGATCACAATAATAGTTATCAAATGACATTTTTTATTAATATATTTAATACAATGACATTTTCAAATATATTTAAAAATAACACTTTGTTAAAAATTTACTAAAAAAAAATTATCTTAAATGTTTCTAGAAGTATTTAATAAATTTTCAATTAGTGTAAATAATTCTCTAAATGTATCATTATCAAGTTTTCTAAGAATATAGTCTTTTTCAGTATTTGGTAGATCCCATATAAGAATTTCTGTATTATTTGGCAAAAATGTTTTAAATTCATTTATGGTGTCTATAAATTCATTATTATATAAATTCATAGTTTGAGTATGTCTTATCAACTTTGATTCAAACGTATACAGTATCAATGCTATCCAATCTGGTAGAATATTATTGAAAAGAATTGATTTTCGATTTTGTATAAACCATTTAAATATGTCCATTATCTGTGTAATGGGATAAAGATTACCAAGATTAAGAGGCTCAATAACTAGTAGATAACAAATCTGATTTACAAAATTTGCACTGATTAGAGGCAATAATAAGACACTATCATTATGTAATTGTATCATTGCTTCTATCCGATTATGAATTTCTATTTGATTACTATTTACTTGAAGTTCTAATCGATCCTCATCTACTTGAATTTCAAATTGATTACTATTTAATTGATTACTATTTAATTGATTATTATTCATTTTACTAGGCAATTATTGTTTAAATATGATATATGGTTTAAATATTATATATTTTTTTATAATAATATAGCAACATTCAAATATAGTTTTAAGAGTGCGGAGGGAGACATGTAATAAGTTTAAGTGATATATCACGCATGATCTATTTTATTCTTATGAAAAAAATAAGAGAATTTTTTGCCGCTAAATTCTGGGAGTGATGTGTTGTTTACAATTAAACGCTTTAAATAACACTGCAAGGCGTTGCTGTCAAAGACAATAATATTATTTTTTCAATAAATATTTTTACTTTTTTCACGATTAAATCTAAAATTGTTATAAAATTATATATTTTTAATCATAGCTATAAATTCATTGTTATGGTAGTGGTCGTATTCTTGGTGATTTTTATGATAATCATTTTTAATAAATTTAGTGGCATTTACTGATTGTAGAGGTATAGAATTTGATAAATCATTATCAGTCATTGATTTTACTACTTTTTTGTGCAATTCTTTTTTAGTATCATTTAATGTGATTAAGACCCATGTATCATTTCCATTATATAATTTATACATATTTCTTGTTATTTGTTTTATGTTTTTATATTCTGGCCTTGAAAAATGCCTAGACAATACATCAATAAATCCCCTACTAACTAGTGAAATATCTCTTTTTCTATTATTAGATATTATTTTTCTAAGTTTTGCATCTTTACATCTTTGAGAAAAATTTAATCCATTTTGTAATTTTGGAAAATTTAAATGTTCATAATTAAAAATCTTAGAAAAATCATATAATGCAGAATTTGGATCTTTAAATGATTCTATAATATCATTAAAATTTATTAAAGAGTCATGAAATGGAATAATATTTATTTGAATATTATTAGTTATATTTGTACTATTATCTATAGTTGTACTATTATCTATAGTTGTACTATTATCTATATTTGTACTATTATCATTTGTAATATTATTAATAGTCGTATTTATTATTGTATTTAATTTATTATTTAATTGTTTATTTTCATCATTTAATTGTTTATTTTCATCATTTAATTGTTTATTTTCATCATTTAATTGTTTATTTTCATCATTTACTTTATGTAATTTATCCTCTAAAGATTTTAAATAGTTATATTCTTCAATGGTTATTTGTATAGTATTATTAGGAATAAAATTATTTTCTATTAAATTGTTAACTAATAAATTATTATCTAATAAATTATCTTCTATTAAATTATCTTCTATTAAATTATTTTCTATTAAATTATCTTCTATTAAATTATTGCCTAAATTTATATTTTGCACTTCTCCATTTACTCTTATACTATCAAGTCTATGATTAAATATATGATTATCTAAATTTTGCTTAGAACTTAAAAATTTATTACATATATTACATTGATGATTTGTTTGTTTCTCAGAGGTACAAGGTATTTTTTTATTACTATGTTTTTGTAAACCATATTTGGTAGTAAATTCTCGATGACATGTATTACAAACAAATCTTGACATTTTTTTTACAAAATCCATATATCTATTTATATTTAGTTTATAATATATTATACGGCATAAATAAAATTTCAACAAAATTTAATGCAAAAAACATTAAAAATCTTCAACAAAAATTTAATGTAAAAAATGATACCCTTCAACAAAATTTAATGACAGAAAAAAATTTGACCCTAAAATCATATATATTGGGTAAATTATGACAAAATGGTCATTTAAAAAAATATTAATAGATATCTTTTTGAATTTATAAAATAAAAGATTATGCACCATTGCTAAATAAATATTCTTACTTTTTATAAGAATAATTACATAGTTGCAAGTTCATCTTGAAGTTTGCTTACATTTTCAGTTTCTATTTATTGGTATCATGCATATTCAGAAATATGCATTCAATACACATATTATTAATACAGTGTTTGCAATGTTGGCAATCTATTGTAATACAGTATAACATCAAATATTATATAATCTATATTTGAAGAGATGTATCTATATATGTATATAGTATAATATGTCGTCATTTGGGGAATTTGAGCTATCTCATGATCAATTAGAAGTTATGGATCTATTTAAATCTGGTAAATCATTTATTCAAAGTGGTGGGGGTGGCTGTGGAAAGAGTTTTTTGATAGAGCAATTTAAGAATCACGCAGATGAAAATGATAAAAAAATTGCAATCACGGCAACAACTGGAACCGCTGCAATATTATTAGGAAATTGTGCTAAAACAATAAATGCTTGGGCTGGTATTGGATTAGGCAATGAACCAATTGATGTAATTATTACAAATATTAAAACAAGGGGTAAATATAGTTCATGTATTCGATGGCGAACAACTGATATTTTAGTAATTGATGAAGCCTCCATGATGAGTTGCCATGTATTTGAATTATTAAATGAAATTGGAAAACAAATTAGAAATAATAAAAAGCCATTTGGTGGAATTCAATTAGTATTATCTTCAGATTTTTTCCAATTGCCTCCAATTGCAAAATTCGCAGAAGAAAAAAAATATATATTTGAGAGTGAAATTTGGCAACAATCTATTAAGCAAACAATATTTTTAACTACTAACCATAGACAATCTGATCCAGTATTTGCACAATTATTAAATGAAATTAGAATTGGTAGAGTATCTGAAGAAAGTCGAGAAATATTAAATTCTCGTATTGGGCTTAATTATGAAAGTTTAGAAATTAAACCAACCTACTTGCACAGTAGGAATAATATTGTTGATAAAATTAATAATGAAGAATTATACAAACTAAATAATGAAATTAAAGATTTTTCAATTCAAAATGCATTATTAGATAAGAGTGGGAGTGAAAATGGCGTAAATTATTCATCCAGAGAAGTAAAAACCGTTGTTGATTTTATGGATAAAAATCAATCATATGTGCAAGAATTGTTTCTATGTATAGATGCGCAAGTTATGCTATTAATTAATTTAGATGTTGCTAGGGGGCTTGCAAATGGGTCGCGTGGTATTGTTAAAGATTTTTCAGAAAAAGGATATCCAATTGTATTATTTATGAATGGGATCACCATTGAAATTACGCCAAATACTTGGTATAGTGATGATAATAGAATTGGAAGAATTCAAATTCCATTAAAATTGGCATACGCAATTACTATTCATAAAATACAAGGCGCAACATTAGATTGCGCATTAATTAATTTAAGTAATATTTTTGAAGATGGCCAAGCATATGTTGCATTGAGCCGAGTTCGTAGCTTAGATGGTTTATATATTAGTAATACAATCACAGAATTTGATTATAGCAAGATTAAAGCATGCCCTAAGGTTTTGGCATTTTATAGTTATCTTTAAATACTTTAAGTAATATTTTATTCTAAACATAGCCAATTAATTTGACTCGCTGTTCTATTACATGCTAATAATATAAATGTTGCCAATGCAGATGGTGGCGATAAATCACTTCTTTTTTCTAATGATGAGATATACACATCTCGATTATAATATAATGAAAATGGTACAATTAATCCCGATATTTTAAAAAATGCATTGATTAATAATCTTGCAGTTCTACCATTGCCATTTTTATATGGATGAATTAATAAAAATTCAGAAAATAAAAATGATCCTAATTTAATAATAAATTCCATTCTATCAATAGATGTTAGCTCAACACTTTCATTATATTTTTTTAATATAAATTCAAATAATTTTTCTATTCTATTTTTAATCATAATTGGACTTGCATATATAACTGATGATGCATTGGCTTTAACTTTTACTGTCCTATAATTGCCCGCATCAGGAATAATTTCATCACCAATAATTGAATGTATATGATTAATATATTCTTCTGATAATATTTTTGTAATAGATAAATCTTCATCTGATAATATGTCAATTAGAGCAATATGCACATTATTTAATTTTTTCCACAATCTATCATCAATGATATCAGGCTTTGTATTTCCTAAAATTAAATCATCTGTAATTTCCACAGTATTAATTTCTTTATTCATTTTTTCAGATGGTGGAAATTCACTTATCCAAACTTCTCTAATATAATCAGAAATTAATATTGAGCTTAATTCAGAATAATTTTCTTGATATTTTATCTTTGCGGATAAAATATTTTCAATATATAAATTTACATCTTGAATATTCTCAAATTCAATTTGTTCAAACCTTGTTGAAAAATAATGATTTAAATCCCCACAATTCATATTACGCTTTCTCTTTCTTTAAAAATAAAAAATGCGTATATAATTATATAAATATACTTTTGATATATGTTAAAATTCAATTATAATAATTTACATTTATGATTGCATGCAATAGCAAATGACATATTTTTTTGACAATATCCACAATATACATTTTTAATATGATTATTACATTTATGAATAAATTTAAATATACTATTTAATGATGTTTTATAAAATTCTTTATTTTTTATATATTCTTGATTTTTCATAGTATTTTTAATACATGCATCAATTTTATTATCATTTATTAATAAATAAAAATTGTAATGTATTTTATTTACAGATCCAGTATTATAAGTATGTAGCCGAGTATTTAAATTTATAGTATGGCCAATTTTATAATATGTTTTATTATTAAATTTTTGTTTAATTATATAAACCGCTGAACCTTTTGGGTAAATTATATTTGTTTGACTATTTATTAATATTTTTGTATTATGTTTTAGATCAGATATTTTATGATTTAATTCTTTTATCCTTTTCATGTCTTTATCAGATGAAATATATTTACCAGTTGCTGTAATTGATGGCATAATGTGTTTTATATAATGTCTCATAAATTGTTTTGCTAATGGCTTTGTACTTATTCCAAGTAATAAATATAAACCACTGCTATTTATCATTTTTGTTTTTGGCTGTAACCCTACGGTTGGGGGAACCGTTCCCCCCACAAGTAATTTACCTATATTTATAGTAAATTCATCATCAATATCAAGCGATCTAATTGCATCTTTAGTGTCTTTATACCCCAATGCTAATAATAAATCCCTTAGGCAAAACCAAATATTTTCATTTTTATCAAAGACTATAAATATTTTATGCTCATTAATGGAAATTAATTTATTAAAAACATCTAAATAAAAATTATTTGATTTTTTTGACATTTTTGACATTTTTTATTTTAATATTTTTGTTTATATATATAAACATATATTATAAATAATATTAATTAATTGTTAATTTTTTTTTATTATAATTTTCTTTACTAATCTGTCTCTGTTTTTCAACCCATTCTGGATTTTGTTTCATTCTTTCATAATACTTTTTTCGTGTTTCACATACAGAACTTGATTTTTTACTATAATAATTTTTCATTGCTTTTAATTGTGCTTCACTTGTTTTTGGTTTTTTTTCAATTTTAATATATAGAGCATTTATTAATTCAATTAATTCCTCTTTAGTCCTAATTGCCAATTCTTCATTAGATAATTTTTCTTCCATTTTTTACTTATATATTATAAAATACAAAAGTTTAAAAAAGTGTTATTTAAATATATTGTTTTGATAAAGGTAAGGTTATATTTGAAACATATATATTATAAATATACGGATATTAATACTATACTTTTTATAAAAAAGCACTTTAAAAAGTAGTTTTTATACAATTAAATATACAAAAACTGCTTTTAAAATGCCACCAAAATCTAAGAAAGAATCTCAAGTTGTCATTTCAAATGCAACTGTTATTATTTCAAATTCAACACCAAATTCAAAACCAAAAAAAGAAAAGAGGCCATCTATTCCAAAAAAAATTAGACAATTAGTATGGAATACTCATATTGGAGAATCAACTGGAATGGCAAAATGCCTATGCTGTAATGAAAAAGATATTTCACAAATGGAGTTTCATTGTGGCCATATTATTAGTTATTATAATGGTGGTGCTGATAGTGTTGAAAATATGAGACCAATTTGTGCATCATGTAATTTATCTATGGGGTCAGAAAATATGAATACATTTATTGAAAGACATCAATTAACTGGAAATATTTCAAATTTAGCCATTGGCGGTGGAGGCTCAAGTTCAATGAGTGCACCTACGCCACTTAAAAGCGAATATACACCATATACAAGTATATTTACACCATTTACAAGTGCATCTACACCAGGAATTAAATTTATTCCAAAAAAATCTGATAAAATTCTAAAATTTCAGGATGTAGAAAATATAGCATTTAAGAGTGTATTTATGCCAAAAACATCTAATGTGGTACCAATTAAAAATAATATGGTTCCAATTAAAAATAATGTTGTGTCAGATGGTAGATTTTTATGGAATGGTAATGCTTTTGTAAAAAGTGATCCAATTATAGCACCACCAATTAAATCTGAAAATGAATTATTTGAAGAAGAAAGAGTAAAATTAGAAACTGAATGGAATGGTAGAAAACATAAAGTTATTACATATATAGAAAATGTAAAAGATAAAAAAGAAAAATTTAAACATTTACTATCAACAGTTGTAAAAGATAAAGGCCGTATACATTTTAATATTACTGGGAGAGATTTAACCAATGAAGGTGAGATGTCTAATCCATGCAAAAGTGGAAATATGCATAATAAAATTTATATTGATTATGGTATATCATGGCAACCATTTGCTAGTAGTTGTGGTGATTGCATGTTGTCATGTTTTATTAATAATGTTTTAAATTGTGTAACAAGAGGACATTTTCAATTTAAACATGGTTATCATATTAGAGATCCATTATTAGATTCAGTCAATTTATATTTAGCAAATACACCATTAAATGAAAAATTTGAAGAATTTATTGATGGATTTTTGAATTGCATGAATATTGATCCAACATTTTAAATGACACTGCATAGTTTGATTCTACAAATTGGCATTGCTTCAAATTAAAAAAATAATATTATTTTTTTGAATAAATATTCTTACTTTTTTGTAAAAAACAATTACATAGTTGCAAACTCAGCTTGAAGTTTGCTTACATTTTCAGTTGTGGCAATAAGTTCTTTTTGCAATCTAAGAACTTTTGCTTCTGCTTGATTTAATTTATTTGTAAGATCTTTTTTTCTAGCTTGTCTTGCCTCTTCAATTTGTCTTGCAATTTCAATTTGCCTTGCCTCTTCAATTTGTCTTGCAAGTTCTGCTTGTCTTGCGATTTCAATTTGTCTTGCAATTTCTGCTTGTCTTACCTCTTCAATTTGTCTTGCAATTTCTGCTTGTCTTGCCTCTTCAATTTGCCTTGCCTCTTCAATTTGTCTTGCAATTTCTGCTTGTCTTGCAATTTCTGCTTGTCTTACAAGTTCAGCTTTTCTTGCTTCTTCTGCATCGATCTCAGCATTTACAGCATTAAACATATTTTTAAGAGCGCATTTAGATCCTCTATGTGGAAATAATTTGGCGGTTGGGCAATCACACATAGAATTACTCATTTTATAAAATTTACAGATATATAATGTGCTTTTTGATAATATATTAGTATATTCAAATATATATATTAATTAGGTAAAGTCTAATTAAATTTGAAATTGTATATTATATATGTTATTGATTGATTTAGTACAAAACACACTAGAAATGGATATCATTGCATTATACCACAAATATATTTATGATAGATATCATTCATTATTAAAGTCTGGAAAAAAAGATTTTGATAATAAGGATTTATCTAAAATTTTTGAATATTATACTGCAATTAAATTGTCTGAACAATATGGCCAATTATTTTATGAATATAATGATATTGATCCAAATTTTAAAGAATTGAACCAAATGTCTAAAAATGATTCCGGTGTAGATTTATGCAATTTGATTGATACAATAGTTCAATGCAAATTAAGAAAACAACATTTAAATTGGGGAGAATGTTCAACATTTTTTGCAAGTCAAAATATATTCAATTATGAAACAAATTCAGTTGAAATTAAATGGTCAAAATTAATTATTACGAGAAATTCAGATTGCAAATTATCATGTAATTTATCTATTAAAAATAAATTATTTACTGATATTACATATGACAGAGATGAATTATTAGAATTTTGCTCTTCACTTTTTGGAGATCAAAATACACTTTTTACCGATCTACAGGATACTTCGTATCCTTTCGATCTCCAAAAAGCTGGCCAAAAAATTATTTTAGAAAAAGAAGAATGCATTATACCAAAAGAAGAAATTATTCTTCGTGATTATCAAATAGAATGTATTGAATTAATTCGTAGTGATAAAAATGTAATCATTCAATTACCCACTGGATGTGGCAAAAATGTAATTATAACACAACATATTATTCAGAGATTATATAGCAAATGCGACGGTGAAAACACTAAACCATTAAAATTTTTAATATTAGTCCCAAGAATTATATTGATGGAACAAATAAGAGATGAATTTATGGGATTAAATTTACCAGACATATTAGATAGTATTCAAATAATTGGAGATTGTAATACTGAATTCAATGAAGATAAATTAATTACTATTTGTGTTTATAATTCCATTGATAAAATTGATGATTTTGCACAATTTGAAAAAATATTTATAGATGAGGCTCATCATATTATTAAGCCTGAAATATATTACAATGAAGAAGACACAAATTCAGAATATAATTCAGATGATGAATATTTATCAGATGAAAATTATTTATCAGATGAAGAATATAATTTAGAAGAGGAAATAAAAGAATGTAATTCAGAAGAGGAAATAAAAGAATGTAATTCAGAAGAGGAAATAAAAGAATGTAATTCAGAAGTAAAAATACAAGAACAGTATTTATCTAAAATTAAAAAATTGAAGAAATATAACAATAATGTATTTTTATCTGCGACTATTGACCAAATTGATGAATACGAATATTATTCTAAAGATATTAGAGATATGATTAATGATGGTTATTTATGTGATTATAATATTCATATTCCTATATTTTCTGGCAATATTGATTCGATTAAAAGTGATACTAATGTATGCAAGCATTTGATACAAAATTATAGAAATATTATTATCTATTGTAATACTAAAAAAGAAGGAATTGAAATTAATAAGATTATGAATGAATTATTGCCCCTATGTTCTGAATATATTGATTGTGATACGACAAAAAAAAATAGAAATATTATTTTAAGTAAATTTAAAAGTGGGGAGATACCATTTTTAATAAATGTAAGAATATTAGTTGAGGGATTTAATGCACCAATTACTAAAGGTGTATGCTTTTTACATATGCCAAGTAGTAAAACCGCCATTATTCAAATTATTGGAAGAGCATTGAGATTACATGATCAAAAAATTATTGCAAATATTATATTGCCATTTTCAAACACTGAAGATGAAAAAGATATTAATAATTTCTTAAAAATATTAACAAATAATGATGTAAGAATTAAACAATCATATGATAAGAAAAAATTAGGTGGTTATATATCACCAAGTAAAATTGAGTTAGATAATAATTCAAATACTAAAATTATTTATGAAGATAGTTGTGAATTTAGATTTACCAAGATATATAATAATATTTCTTCATTAATGAATAATGAAGAAATTTGGATGCAAAACTTACAAGCGTTAAAAGATTATATTAATAAATTTAAAGATATTCCAAGGAATAGCAATGATAAAAAAATAAAAACAATGATTAATTGGGCACGCACACAAAAACAAAATTATAAAAATAAACAATATATTATGAAAAATCAAATTATTTATGACAAATGGACTGAATTTATTAATGATCAAAAATATAAAAATAATAAAAAATATTTGATAACTAATGAAGATATATGGAATACCAATTTATTAAAATTGACTAATTATATAGATACTTTTAATAAGCGCCCAAGTAGTGAAGATAAAGATGAACAAATTATGTATTTAGGTCGTTGGGTATTAACTCAAGTTAGAAATTATAATAATGAAGATAAGACTATGAAGCATAAAATTAATTATGATAAATGGACTGAATTTATAAATAATGAAAAATATGAACAATATTTTATCTCAAATGAAGATGCGTGGAATAATAAATTATTCCAGGTATCTACATACATGAATAATTTTAATAAAAGACCGAGTTACGCAGATAAAGATAAACATATTAGAGCTTTAGGAAAATGGATAACTCGCCAATGTACTATTTTCAATAAAAAAGAAGATATTATGAAGAATGAAATAATATATAACAAATGGCATGAATTTATAAATGATGAAAGATATTCAGTATACTTTGGAACAAATGAAGAGAAGTGGATGAGAATGCTTAATAGTTTAAAAAAATATTTAGACGACAATGAAAAAATTCCATCATATAAAAATGATAAGGTATTATATAAATGGCAATCTCGACAAAAGGATCATTACAATGCTAATAAATGTATAATGAAAGATGAAAATATTAAAAAAATATGGAAACAGTTTATTGATGATGAAAAATATAAAAAATATTTAATTGCACATTAATAAAAAAAATAAATTTTAGGCAATAAATTAACCACTCATTAATTTTTCACCTTCAGCCAATTCAGTTGATTCACTAAGATTTAATAATCTACAATTTTTTAAAACACATACTCCAGTTTTTAATTTTTTTATATATTTGCTTAATCCAGAAGATTCTAATTCTTTGATTACTTCACCCATAACGTGATCTTTAGACGATACATTTTTATTATACCACGCAACATACAGCCCCGCTAGATCTGATATTAAATATGTTTCATCGCAATTGGGGGATATAACAATATTTTGATAAATCCATCTAAATAATGAATCTTGACTAATTCTAAATATATCTGTCTCAGCTTCTATTGTTGGAGATCTAACATTTTTTAATTCTCCACCATACTCATTTTGTAATCTTTCATAATAATGTGTTAATATAGAAAGCATACCTGATAAAAATTCTGGATTATCTGAATATTCTGTAACAAATCTAGGATCTTCTTTTTTTTCAAATGGATTAGAGGGCTCTGGATTTTTTACAAATTTAGCCTTTGCTGTATAATGTTTAAGCCTTCTCCATGTACCATGGTCAGTCGTATCAACAATAAAATCATATTGAGATGCAGAGACAAAATTACATTTCATAGTAAATGTCTCTTGTTTGCAATTTAATTCTCTACCTGAAACTTCTCCTGAATTTACCATTTCTTTCATACGAGCAACATTTAAAACTTGACTTTTATTTGATTCTTCCGAATAAGCCCAATTTAAATGTTTAAATCTCATCATTGCACTATTGGGCTTATCAGCATCCTCGCGACTCGAAGACATTAATTGAATGTTAAATTTGTCAGCATATGGATGTAATGTCTTGGCAATCCACCGTAAGAGGGTCGTTTTCCCGTTTCCACCAGCCCCAACTAGAAAAATGTAGAGTGAATTTTTTTGTCCGTTATTAAGCCCCTGAGAGGCATGGAACAAGATCCAATCCCTTGCATCTGGTTCAATTATAATATCACAAATTGCATTAAATACAATCGCCGTCCAATAATCCGTTCCATTATATGGCTTCCACGTAATTGTACTATATCTACTAATTGGGTATTCATGAAAATAATTAATAAGTTTGCATTTTTTCCCAGTGTGCAAAACACCATTGGCGACTCCAAATAAGAATGGAACTGTATCTAATTTCTCATGAAATCCACGTTCTCTAAATATTCTCTTTGCTTCACTAATGACCCCATTCTTAAATGTATTATTAAATAGACATTTTCTGGATTTTATGAAATTTTTTTGAATCTTTACAAAATATTTTGCTTCATTCTCATCTTTGGCCTTTCCTTTCATCTCATCTAAATGTTCCAAAATATTTGAGCAAATAGTGGTTAATTTCTCACTAATATATATATAAATATCATCCGGTTCAATTTCTCTTCGCCATTTCCAAACCTCACCATATTTCATTGGTTGATTGGGCAAAACAAATTCAAACCAACAATAATGACCAGATCCATCAACATCAACACAGAATTTCTTCCCAATCATTAAATGTAAAATTTTCGCAATCATATAATGTTGAATATCACCTTCATGCTCATATACATATTCAGTCAAGATTGTAAAATAATTTCTTGACATAATTGTCTTATATAATGATGGGTTACATGTCTTTGCCCAAAATTTAATCGATCTTGTCGTTAATGGATTATCAATGGAGTTTTTACTATTAATCGCCTCTTCCCACAACTCATCCAATGCCACCACTGAATACTTCTCCTTTGATTTCATACTAAACCAAATCGCAATGGGCTTAAATTGTGGGCTACTATTGGCAAGGGCAAATATTACATTACGCCATTTATTTCGATCAGTATAATAAGTACTATCCAATAAATCCAATAATGCATGAATATATCTCGCCTCTGGATTGTGCAAAGTCAATGTCGATAAATTATTATTTTCCTCTTCCATAATAGTCACAATTTCATCTTCTTCCTCTACTAATGCGCCACTGGATGATGACGATGAAGACGAAGACGAAGTTAGTACAATGTCACTCTTTACATCATATTTCATTTTTTTAATGAGTGGCGTAATCTCTCGATTACTGTCTCGATTACTGTCTTGACTTGCCCTGTCATATTGCGCCTCAAAGGTTAAGCTTAATTCTGCCACAATATTATAATTGGCTAAATCAACATCTAATAGTTTTTTGATGATTGGAGGGTTAAATGAATCGAATGGCAAATCTAATATTATTTCTAAAAATACCCCGATATTATATGGGATCCCAGTTCGCTTGCAACTACCCATAAATAAAACCGGAACAGATGCGCTATTTTGATCAAGGCAATCAGTAATTGGATTGGCCTCTGTATTAATGCATTTTAGCTCTAATAATATATTATTGATGGTTGCATCATTCTTTAATTTTTGAAATAAATACTTTTTATATTCTTTCCTTACCATTATATTTGGGATTAATATATGAAATCCATACTTGTATAATATTTCATCGCTTTTTTCCTGCTCTTGTTTAATTTCCACGGTGGATTCTTTAATGGTGAAACATACATGGCATTTAAATTCTGGGCTGTTTTTTAAATCTAAATCGGTAATAAGATGTCGGATAATAACTTGGGATATTTTGAAATAATGTTTATCGCTCAATAATGGATATTTTTCCGTGGTCTTTAAATCAAAATCTATCATAATCCCACTATATTCAATCTCGGAACTATATTGCTTTTCGGAAAAGTGTAATACGGACTTTTCTAATCTACATGTCTCTAAATGCATAAATAATTTTTGAATAGATGTAGGATCAAAATGATATGTTTTTAACTCACCTTGATCTATAATATTTGTTTTTGAATCTTTTTTCTCAGTGATGAAATAATGCCCCGTATTACGCAAAAAGGTCGTTAATTCCTTCGACCCTGTGCATATGCGCTTTTGGGTAATTGCATGGATTGCCTCCCATGCAATAGCATCCGCTTCCGTTGGTGAAATATTGTTATCCATTGCCAATATGTTCAATTCCAACACCTATATATATAACATTATATATATTTAATAAATAATTTAAATTACTAAAAGGGCAATTAAAGCCAATATAGCAAAAAAAATAATAATAAAAAAAATATGTTTTTTGGGGTTTTGGGCATCAGAAAAGAACATAGAATAGATTAGAGGATAAAAACAGAAAGGCATATTAGAGTGTAGACAGAAATTGATAGTAGAAATAGAGAATATATATACATATTATAAATAAAAGATAGAGTATAGAAGAGTATAAATAAAAGGGTATGAATGGAAGGAATTATATATACCTATTGTACATTTACATGGAATCTTAGTTGTGTTTATAGCATAATCCACACCTAAGTATGGTTGGATCGCAGCAAAGACCAGTGGGAGTTTCAAACTTGCATGGGGTCTTACCATCATGTTCGTAGCATAATTCACTCCTAAGTCTAGTTGGATCACAGCAACGACCATTTTTAGTTTCAAACTTGCATGGGGTCTTACCATCATGTTCGTGGCATAATTCACTCCTAAGTCTGGTTGGATCACAGCAAAGACCAGTGGGAGTTTCAAACTTGCATGGGGTCTTACCATCATGTTCGTAGCATAATTCACTCCTAAGTCTAGTTGGATCACAGCAACGACCATTTTTAGTTTCAAACTTGCATGGGGTCT